CTCAAAGCGTGCGGTAACGGCGTCGTCCCACAGCAGGCCATGGCGGCGCTGCGGGACATGCTGGCAGCTTTCCAGACGGCGGAGGTGGCAGCGTAATGACGTACGTACGCAAAACCCAGACCGTCGTACCGGTTGAGCATGCCCGGCGGCTGAACGCGGCACTGCGGCTGGAGCTGGCCTCCCTCACATCGGAGAACGCGGTCCTGGCGCCCAAGGTCGAGACGATGCGCCGGGACGTTACCGCGGCGCGGAAGAAGCTCGCACGCCAGATCCGGGACCTTGACGCGATCCGGACCCAGATCGGTAACATCGCGGCCTTGGCTGAGCACGTCGTAAGCGGGGGACCAGTCTACGGCGGCCCGGAGGGTCTGCAGGCTGCCGCCGACGAGATCAAGGCGCATGATGAGGCCGGGCTGAACCTCACTAAGGGGGCCGGGCCGCGCAAGGGCCCCAGCCATGGCACGGGCCGGCGGTACGCGTTGGGTTGCCGCTGCTTGGAGTGCAAGGCGTGGCGGAAGCGGAAGTCTGCGCGGGAACGGACCCACGTCAAACGGCGTCTTGAACAAGCCGTTGCCGAACGGCTGGCCGCGTGATGTGGTACGTCTACGGGGGTACTGAGTTTTGGTTCAAGGTGGATGACGGGTTCGCCAACTCCAAGCCGGTCCTGCGGATTCCGCGCCGCTACCGGCTCCAGGCTGTTGGGCTTTGGGCCCTGGCCGGGACGTGGTCCGCTAAGCAGAACACCTACGGCAGAGTCCCTGACTACGTCCTGCCCGAGCTTGGCGGGTCAAGTGTATTGGCAGCACACCTGACCGAATCCGGGCTTTGGAAGGCCATAGAAGGCGGCTGGCAGTTTGTCGAATGGCGAAAGACCCAGGATGGCGACTACCGCCGCAATATCCGCGCCGGAGTCCGCCAAGAGGTTATGAAACGAGACGGATACGCATGCGTGGACTGCGGCACGGGCGAGAACCTGTCCCTGGACCACATCCAGCGCTACCGCGACGACGGGCCCGACACCGTTGAGAACCTTCGCGTGCTCTGCATGCCCTGCAATCAGGTGCGTGGCTAGATGACCTGGTTCAAAGTCGATGACGGGTTCGCATTCCACCCTAAGGCCATCATGGCGGGTAATGCTGCACTCGGCCTTTGGGTGCGGGCGGGCGCATGGTGCGGCGCCAACCTCACGGACGGCGCACTCCCGAAGCACATGATCGGCACATTCGGGGCACAAGCAAGGGATGCTAAGAAGCTGGTTTCAGTTGGCCTCTGGGTGGAGACCGATGCCGGTTTTCAGTTCCACGAATGGTCCAAGATGCAGCCATCGAAGGCCGAAGTTGAGGAGGAAAGGGCCGCAAACCGTAAGCGTCAGAAGGAGTATCGAGACAAGAAGCGTAACGCTGTGACAGACAGCGTTACGGACAGTGTTAGTCACGGCACTAGTAACAGTGCCCCGACCCGACCCGACCCGACCCCTATAGAAGA